CATGATCACTCAGCTTAACCGTTCTATAGATGAAGCATCTAGAAAAACAGCTGGTACTATTGCAAACTACCCAACATCTGGTGACATATTTGGCGGTGACGCTCTTATGCAAGGATCAGATTTAGTAATTGCACTAAGTAGACCTGCTAAAGCAGATGTAAAAGTATACGGACCTTATGCTTATCAAGTAGAAGACGAAGATGTATTCATGCATCTATTAAAGATTAGAAACGGTAATGATAATAATAATCTTGTGTTCTTAAAGATGGACGGTCAACGTCAACAGATGGTAGAAGTACCAGAGTTTAAAGCTTTAAGACCAGAAGGTGCTACATCAGCTTACCAAAGATATAGTGAAAGAAGTGGCGGTGGGGGCGGTAGAAGAACTGTAACAGCAGAAGTTGGACAAGAACTTTAATATATTACAAAACACAAAAAAACGCAAAATGACACAAGAAGAAATCAAAGAGCTTAAAAAGAATAAGCTTGAAAGTATCAGAGATTATCATCAAAACTTGATAGATAATCTTGAGATTCCTAGAACAGATTTCAATATGAAGATGGCTTTCTATGATAAACAAGGCCGTAACGTAGTTGGAATCTTTGCATCAGAGTTTAAGAAAGAAAAAGGTTTCTATTTTGAACTTATCACTAGAGACTTAGAACCTCTAGATGCAGAACGCACAGTTTATAAAATCCCATCTAACTCATCTTTTGAAGAAGAATATGAACTTAATGAAAAAGGTTCGTATCTTGTACCCTTAGAAGAGCTAAGAGTAGTTAATGCAACATCTGTAGCAATCAGCGGCAGATCAGCAGTAGCAGATAAACCTTCATTTAAACCACCAGTAGCTGCATACAAAGCTCCTGCACCAATGGAAGACGCTCCTTATAGTGATATGACTATAAGAGATTATTATGCCATTCAAACAGGAAAGCCTGTAAGCTCTAAGACTTGGTTAAATGATCTAATAAAGAGTAACAAATAACACAACCCATATGGCACAAGGAATCCTTATTATTGCAGAAAGTGGGTCAGGTAAGTCTACATCTATAGAACAACTTGATCCAAAAGAAACGTTTATTATAAACGTTGCAAACAAACCCCTACCTTTCAAAGGTTGGAAAAGCAAATATGTAACTTGGAGTAAAGATAATCCTACAGGTAATCTTTATGCCGGTTCATCATCAGCTCAGATAGAAGCATGCTTAAAGTATGTAAGTGAAAAGCGTCCAGACATCAAGAATATTGTAGTGGATGACTTTCAGTATATGAGCTCATTTGAGTTCTTTGATAGAAGTGATGAAAAAGGTTATGAAAAGTTCACTCAGATCGGTGCAAACTTAGCTCGTATAGCAAGAATGCCTAAAGATCTTAGAGAAGACCTTACAATATTCTTTATGACGCATGCTGAAGAATCTACAGATCTAGAAGGCAAACGTAAGTTTAAAGCAAAGACTATCGGTAAGATGGTTGATGAAAAGCTTAGCTTAGAAGGCTTATTTAGTATTGTACTCTTTGGTAAAGTAAAGAAAGACAAAGACGGGAATATCCGTTATGTGTTTGAAACACAAAACAATGGTGAGAATACATGTAAAAGCCCTAAGGGTATGTTCTCTACTGTTGAGATACCTAATGATCTAGACTTTGTAAAAAAGTCTATAACAGAATACGAAAATTAATTTCTCATTTTTCACAATTAAACTCAAACAAGTATGTTTAGTACAACAGGACAAGAAGTAAAACAAGGTGGCGGTACTTTAAAGTCATTACAGCCAGGAGTTGCTTATGCACACATCCACAGTTCACAGGTTAGAACATCTAACAAAGGAGACAAAAAAGTTTTAGAATTAACACTAGTAGGTCAAGGCTCAGAAGGTTTTGAAGGCTGGCCTATTGACAAAGACAACCCAGAAGGAGCAAAGTATTCTGGACCATCTTCTCGTGTTTCAGCTACTATTTGGACAGACCAATTTAACTCTGATGATATTAATAAAAACGATATTTTAAACAAGCTTATTGTTGTAGCAACAGAGCTTGGACTTAGAACAGAACTTGATGCTATTTCTTCTAAAGAAAACATCACGTCTATTGAGCAATGGGTAGCAGCAGCTACTGACGTATTAAAAGGACACAACATCTATTGGTTCTTAAAAGGTACAGAAGAAGAATACAACGGTAAAACTATTACCAAGTTATCTTTACCTAAATACAAGTTTGCTTCTAAAGAAGAGTCTAAGTTAGATAAGTTTGATAAGAACAATCAGTATCACTTTAAAGCTTTACCTAACAAACCAGTTAGCAGCTTTGAACCAGCTACTGATGACTTTGAAATGTAATATGGTTCAGTAAATATACAAACAAGAGGGGGGAGTTTCTACTCCCCCCAATTTTTTTCTTAAATACTTAACGTAACTTATGTTTAAGACTAAAAATTTAGTACATGATATCAAAGATGTTCCTGTACCCTGGATATTTGAACACTTCTGTAAACTAAAAGAAAAACTAAGTGGTCAAGATATAAAAATTAAAAGCTTGTTTAATGATAAAGAGCGTACACCCAGCATGTGTATTTATCTAGATACTAAACAAGTTTATAAGTTTAAAGACTTTTCAACCGGTAAAGGCGGATCTGCTATAGATCTTGTAAAAGAGTTAACATCTCTTTCTTACCATAAAGTGTGTCAGCTTATTGTAGAAAGCTACAATGATTTTGTACTACACAATAATGGTGGTTATGACGTAAAAGAATTTAAACAGTCTTCTAGATATAAAGTATCTAAATTTATTTTCAGATCATGGTCAACTCAAGACCAGTACTTCTGGACCCAGTTTAACATTGGAACTAAACTTCTTACAGAACATAACATAAGACCTTTAGATTCTTATTGTATGCTTAAGGATGACAAAGAACTATGCATTAGAGGCAACTATCTATACGGTTACTTTAAAGCAGACGGAACTCTGTACAAGATCTATCAACCCAAAACTTTAGATAAGAAATTTATTAAAGTGGCAGACTACGTTCAAGGTTCAGAACAACTTAAAAACAATAAGTATTTGATTATTACATCTTCTTTAAAGGATGTGATGGCTTTGAAGAGTCTTAAGATTCCTGTAGATATAATAGCACCTGACTCTGAAAACTCTATGATTCGTAAAGAACTCATGGAACAGTATATTAAAAAGTATAAAAAAGTAATTTTAGTCTTTGACTTTGATGACCCAGGTATTAAAGCTATGGAAAAATATAAAGAACTTTATCCAGAGATTGAATACACGGCTTTACCTATGAGTAAAGACCCATCAGACTCTATAAAAGACTATGGAGCTAAAGAAGTTTATTACAGACTGGTTCTACTGCTTAACAAAAAACTAGAAGATTGCTAACATAGCATATCTTTGTAGTATAACATATTATATGGCTAAACAAACTAAACCAAAGACTCCTAAAACACGCAACGCTGGTACTATGACAGAATCAGCATTCTGGAGTTTTATTAGGAGTGCTCTAAGACAAAAGTCTAGATGGTGGAAACCAATAACTCAATGCAAAATAGATGCTCGTAGAGCTTATAAAGGTTCTAACAAGCGTCAGAAGTTTGAGTATGAATGCAACGCATGTCACAAATGGTTTCCTGAAAAGAAAATAAACGTAGACCATATAATAGGAGCAGGAAGTCTAAACTGTGCAGATGACCTACCAGGGTTTGTAGAAAGATTGTTCTGTGAGCAAGATAACTTACAAGTCTTGTGTGAAAAATGTCACGACATTAAAACACAATCAGAAAAACAAAAGTAGTATGGAAGATATACATAAAGATACTTTTAGAGCAGAAGACTGCAGAGCAGAATTAGCGGAAGCTACAGCTAAGCTTAACAACTGCAACACTCTTATAAAAGAGTTAGTACACTTTCTTGAATATGAGGAAGCTATGACCGTAGATACAAAATCTCAACAACGTATGAGTGAAAAATTAATAGAGCTAGGACTATGGCCTAGCAGATAAACTAAAACAACCAACACAATAACATGGAACTAGAAAATTTAATGGAAGAGTCTATAAAAGTTATGCAAGATGACTTTTATAGTAAGAAGTTTTACTTCTCATATAGTAGTTTAAGTAAACTATTATGGAACCCTATAGTGTTTCATCAGCTATATGTAATGGGGATTAAGGAAGAAAGAGTAGATCAGCATCTTGTTCAAGGTAAGATTATCCATACTCTTTTATTAGAAGAAGATAAGTTTAACGACCAGTTTATTGTAAGCCCAAGTAAACTTCCTGGTGACAGTATTAAACAAGTAGTAGATAGAATATATGCACACCACTTAGAACTATCACAAAGCGGTGACCAACGCACAAACTTAGAAGAGTTTGATCAAGCTATCCTTGATGTAATGATAGACATGAACTACCATCAGAGCTTAAAGACAGATCAACAACGTCTAGATAAAATTATCACCGCAGAAGCTACTAACTATTGGGCATTCTTAAAAGCAAAAGGAAACAAAACACTTATAGATCAAGACACTCTTGATTTCTGTAAGTCAGCTGTAGAGCTTGTTAAAAAAGATAAACACTTATGTAAACTTATAGGATGTAACGTATCAGAATTTGATAACATTGAAGTTTACAACGAGATTTTATTACAAGCAGAAGCTACAGACAAACCTTTTGGTATTAAAGGAATTATTGATAACTTAGTAGTCAATCATGATGAAAAAACTATATACATCAATGACGTTAAAACTACTAGTAAAGATTTAAAAGACTTCCCTGAAACAGTTGAGTTTTATTCTTATTGGTTACAAGCTGTTATCTATTGCAGCTTAGTAGCTAACAAGTATAAGAACGAACTTGAGCTAGGAGGTTATAGTCTTAAGTTCCACTTTGTAGTTATAGATAGAATGTTTCAAACATATTCATTCCCGGTGTCTGATAACACTCTTAAGCTTTGGCTAAATAGACTAAACGAGTCTTTAAACAAAGCTGAGTGGCATTATGTAAATAAAAGTTACGATCTTCCGTATGATTTTGCTACAGGATCAGTAACTTTGTAAACAAATTGTATAAATGATAGAGAGCTTATACACCAAATACTTCCAAAAGTCTAGATCCTTTTTATTCCCTGCCCTGGGAATAAAGAGGACTAGTAACTTTACACCTACAGGTGTATACTTATCAATTGATGAAGTTATACAACCTGAAGATACTAAACTTATATGCAGTTATAAAAAAGATACATCTGAAGGATTCAAAAAGTTTGAGTCACAGATGTTGATTGGTAACCCACTGTTTAGTCATGTTCTAGATATAGAAGATTATAATCTGTATGTGTTTGATTTTGAGATATATCAAACAGACTGGTATAGTTTTTTATTAGGTAAGTATTCCAAGCTCTCACCTGTACTTAAAAGGGCCATCAAATCATACTATGGAGACACTTCTAGTGAGTACAAGTATATAGAAACCTATTTATATCCAGATAAGTATTTTGACACCTATGCAAAGCTATTGGATGTACCCGCCACCACCCTTAAAGAATTAGGTGAACTTTGTGATCCTTGTGACTTAGAAAAAGAAACTTTAAAAATTCCAGTAAAAGATTTGGATATGTTAAAGAAAACAGTGTAATTTTACAGTATAAAAAACAAACAATGAACAAATCAATGATTCTTATTACTGGGACCTGGGCTAATGGTAAAACATTTAAGATGATCCCAGCTACTCCAGACAGTCCTTATAATGAGGCTATTTTTGATCCTGAAGCTAAAGTGTTAGCTCTTATTGGTAAAGAGAAGAAACAATCTTTACACATGCTAGCTAAGCTTAATGAGTTTGGAGACCCACAAACAATGAAGATAGGAAAAAGATCTAATGGTAAAGAGTACGCAGAAGAGCGTAAGACTATTGAGACTTACTATGAGTACTACGTAGAATCACCAGAAGAGATTAAAGATATAATCAATTTACTAGCTTTAAATGCAGACACCTTTGATTACAATCAATACGTAGATGCTGTTAAAGCTCCTGTGAAACAAAGCAGTATTGTTACGGTGTAATTCCGTAGCTATTTTTTTAGAGTTTAAGATGACCATTAAGAGGCAGTTACCCATCTGCCTTTTTTTGGCTTCTTATATTGGGGGGACAGCTTAACTGAACACCACACATATGAGCGATAGGCCAATGACACATTGGGTAATGGACTACGAAACTCTTTCTAATTGTTTTGTAGCAGTATTCCAACACTACAAAGATGAATCTGTCAAACATCTTTTTGTAATACACAAAGACAGAAACGATCTCCCTAAGTTTATAGCTTTCTTAAATAACTGTGTAGCTCAGAAGCAATACCATATTTCTTATAACGGTATAGCGTTTGATGCTCAGATAAGCCAAAGTATATTAGATAACCAAGCTAAGCTTTTAAAGCTTGATACAGAAGCTGTTATCAAATATATCTATGACTATGCACAGAAGACTATAAACAAATCTGACAAAGGAGAGTTTGCAGAATACCCTCTATATAAACTTAAGATCCGCCAGATAGATTTATTTAAGATGAACCACTGGGACAACCGTGCCAAG